AATCGGGGACGGATTGGAAATGTCGGATGACCTCATTCGCTTTGCCGTCATGATGCATGCGGATGGCCATTATCCCAAGCAGGGCAAGAAAGCGCTTATCTGCGTTCGCAAGGAACGCAAAAAAGCTCGGATTCGTGCTTTGTTTCAGAGGTTAGAAATTGAATTCACCGAGTCTGTTTATGAGAAGCGTCCCACCGAAACCACATTCAGATTTGTGCCTCCATATAAGGGGAAAAGCTTTGGCCCTGAGTGGTATCAAGCCAATGCGCTTCAATTGCAGATTATTTTGGATGAAATTGAGCATTGGGATGGGCTTTATGGGCACGCCCAAAAGGTCTTTAGTTCAAGCGATAAAGCCAGCATTGATTTCATTCAGTATGTTGCCCATGCCTGTGGTTTTCGGGCAATTGCACGCCTGAATGGGGGCAAAGATCACTGGCAACCTAATTGGGCACTTCATATTCGCTCTGGGGACAATCATAAGAATAGAGCTTGTGTGCGCGAGGGCACTCGGATTGACAGGGTGAAGACCTCGGATGGTCTCAAATATTGTTTTGAGGTTCCGAGCAGTTTTTTTGTCGTCCGACATGCAGGCTCTGTCTTTATAACAGGAAATTCAGGAAAGTCTTCGGGGTGCGTGGTCGAGATATTGCGGCGCGCGCTGGCGCAGCGTCCTGGACCTGATGGGGTTAGGCGCAGCCGGTGGGCGATCGTGCGCAACACCTATGCCGAATTGCGGATGACAACGGTAAAAACCGTTCTGCAATGGCTTCCAAAAGACATCTACGGTGATTTTCACGAGACTAACCACACCTACACGATTCGCAATTTCGAGGGCGCAGAAATCGAACTGGTTTTCATTGCCTTGGACAGCGACAAGGATGTGAAAAAGCTTCTGTCCTTGGAATTGACAGGCGCGTGGGTCAATGAAGCGCGCGAGGTGCCCTGGTCCATCATTGAAGTGCTGCAGGGGCGCCTGGGGCGTTATCCGGCGATGCGTGACGGCGGCCCGAGTTGGACTGGCCTGATTATGGATACCAATCCACCAGACGCAGATTCGGCATGGTATAAGTTCTTCGAGGAAGCCGACCATTCAGATGATATTCGACGCCTTAACGAAGCTGTTCCCGGGCTCAATCTCACCCCAGAAACCTATGCTGCAATCTTTAAACAACCATCAGGGCTGAGCGACGAGGCTGAAAACCTCGATAATTTGCAGGCAGGCTATTATCAGCGGCTTGCGATTGGGAAAAGCCCGGAATGGGTAAAGATCTATGTCAAGGGAGATTACGGCTTTGTCATGGAGGGACTTCCGGTCTTTCCGGAATTCTCTGATGCGCTTCATTTGGGGGAATGTAAGACAGTTCGCGACCTTCCGGTCATACGCGGGTGGGACTACGGACTTACCCCAAGCTGCATTTTCTCGCAGCTTGCGCCGTCTGGTCAGCTTATCACGGTCGATGAAATGACCTCAGAAGGCATGGGGATCGCCCGCTTTGCTGAGCATGTGATTGAGCACACCAAGATCGCCTTCCCCAAACGGGATTTCATTGATGTGGGTGATCCTGCTGGTGATAGCCGTGTGCAGACGGATGAGCGCACTTGTTTTGAGATACAGCGTGCCATGGGCATCGACATTCAGGCTGCTCCGCAGACCCTTTCCATCAGGTTGGAGAGCATGCGGAAGCCGCTGACTGTGCTCCGGGGCGGTCGCCCTGGGTTTGTGTTGCATCCGCGCTGCAAGATCCTTCGCCGAGCTTTTCTTGGCGGATATCACTACAAGAAAATGGGCAAATTGGACGGAGAGTTTCAGCAGATGCCCAATAAAAATCGCTTCAGTCACCCGATGGATTCGCAGACTTATATTGCAGCTTATTTATTTGGGGACAGTCTCACAACGCTTCCAAGCCGCGGAGATCACATGGACGATGAGATGATTTTTAACGTCAGAACGCGGTCAGATATTACTGGCTACTGAAGGAGAGAGACTTTTGGCCGAATCAGCGCTTAGCGGCATGCCGGTTTCAGACCGGATCATCGTTGCAGAAGGACCAATGGAACGGCTGATCACCGATCTGGTTCATTGGCAGCCAGGACTTGGCCCGCAGTCCGATAGGCATCTTGCAGACCGCGTCTTGGTGGCCTGCGGATGGCTCAGGATCAAGCGGGACGGCGAACCCACGCAATGGATTGCAGGATTGGCCCCCGATTTGGTATTTGAGGAGACGCACTACCCCAATCCGTTGCTGCGAATTGATGATGCGTTGAGCATTTTCCCACCGTCATGGATGGTCGTGGAAATGAAACTGCTGGCCCAGCCGGTGGTTTGGCTGGTGCGCGCCCGTAATCGCCTGACCGGCGCCACGCTTGCGCCGATGAATGGCTGCCTGTCTGTCGCCATCTGCTGCGCTGCGGTGCTGGCCTGGGTAGAGGAGCGGCCAGCCGGTGAGTAGCGTGCTGGCGGCGGCCATACGCGACCTTGAGGATACGATAGCCATCCAGTCAGAGGGTGCGCCAGACGGCGCGGTAAGGCTGGCCAGCGGAGGTATCGCAGAGGACGATGACAGCCCGCCTTTCCTCTGCCTCACGCGGGAAATGGCGGTTGATGAGTGGCTGACCGCCATGCACGATTACATCGTGGCTCGGATGGGCGAGGAAGGCAGCCCATTCGTCAATATGACCCATGAGGATCTGTGCCTGCGATGGGGAGATGAACCGGCGATGTATCGCTATCAGATCACCATGACAGGCGACGACAACACGCACAGGGTGGTGCAGGACCGGTTTGCCGTGTTTTGCACGGTATGGATCGGAACCATTGAGGAAAGCGCCAAGCTGAAGCCAGCGCGGCCAGTTCTGGGGGTATCTGAGAGATGAGCGTTTCATCTTTGCCTATTCCAAGCCGTTGCAGGACTGTGGATCAGGCTTTAGGGGCTGCAAAAAACGAAGGACTTTCTAACGTCTTGATCCTTTCGGAAACAGAAACTGGGCTTCTCATGATCAATGCGGGAGATGGCGAGCCCCTTACCGCAGCACAGTGCGCTTGGCTTTTGCTCAAAGCGCAGAGCATTCTTACAAGCCCAGAGCCTTACGAACCCAATTCATGATAAAGCTTTCGCCAGCATGGTCCTAGCGAAAGGCGACATATGAGCCAGACTGTATCTCCAGCGGCGCCCGGTCCTGGCGTCTCTATGCTGGGGGCGCTTGGTGCAGGCGCTCCTCCTTCCGGTCAAGCGCCTGGCTATGGACAGGCTGCAATACTGCCGCCCTTACCTCCAACACATGACGCGAACACCGAGATCTTGGACGGTGAGTCCCGTGGCGGTCCTGACATGGGGCAGGCGGAAAACCTGAAACGCTGGATTGAGTCGGTCAATATTGCCGATGAACTGCCGGAGGAAGAGGTTGCAACCTATGGTATGCGCGTCAGTCAGGACTTTGAGATAGACCATACGAGTTGCGCAGACTGGCTCGAGAAATACCGCCGCTGGATGGACCGGGCGCTGCAGGTGACTGAGCCCAAGACTTATCCTTGGGTGAATGCTTCCAACGTCATTTTCCCGTTGATGTCCACAGCGTCAGTGCAGTTTGCCGCCCGCGCTTACCCGGCGATCGTCGTTAATAAGGACGTGGTCAAGGGAGTGGTGGAGGGGTCTGAGGACAACGATGGCCTGCGGGAACGCGCCGAGCGCATCGGCTCCTATATGTCCTGGCAGTGCCTGGAAGAGATGCCCGAATGGGAGGGCGAGACTGACAAGCTTCTGCACATCCTGCCCATCGTCGGGTCTGCGTTCCGCAAATCCTATTTCGATCCGGCCTTGCGGCGGAATGTTTCCCGACTGGTGACCTCTGACAAGGTGATCGTCAATTACAAGGCGATTTCGTTCTACCGGGCGCCTCGCGTGACTGAGATCATCGAATATTACCCGCATGAGATTGAAGAGAAAGTGCGGGCGGGTGTGTTCACGGACTATCCTTATGCCACCATGTCTGGCCGGATGGATGGCGATCTGGATGCGCCCATTGAGTTTCTAGAGCAGCACAGACGCCTAGACCTTGATGGGGATGGTTATGCCGAGCCCTATATCGTCACAGTCCTCAAAGACACGTCCACGGTCGCCAGGATCGTCGCTAACTACGACATGGACGGGGTGATCTTCGCCAAGTCGGCGGATGGCACGCCTGACCGCATCCGCTCAATTGATCATGTGGCCTATTACACTCCCTATGAGTTCCTGCCGAACCCTGATGGCGGCGTGTATGGCATCGGCTTTGGCCATCTCCTCTATCCGATCAATGCGGCGATCGACACCAGCCTGAACCAATTGCTGGATGCCGGACACCTTGCCAATACCGGCGGCGGCTTCATCGGCAAGGGTGTCAGTCTGTCATCTGGGTCCATGCGGTTCGCGCCAGGCGAATACAAGCAGGTCAATTCCAGTGGCCCGGCACTGAAAGACAACATCGTTCCACTGCCTTTTGCAGGTCCAAACCAAGTCCTGTTCGCGCTGCTGCAATTCCTCGTGGAGGCAGGTAAGGATGTGGCCTCCATCAAAGACATTCTGATGGGCCAGCAACCACAGGCCAACGTGGCTGCAACCACTGTTCTGGCCCTGATTGAGCAGGGCATGCAGGTCTTTTCGGCGATCTACAAGCGCGTTCACCGGTCGCTGCATGCCGAATACCAGAAGCTTTACAGGCTCAATCGGCTTTACATGGATGCCGAGGCCAAGTTCCGCAAAGGCGATATGTGGGGCAAGGTCAAACGGGAGGATTTCACTCCCGATTCGGGGTGTGAGCCTGTTTCTGACCCCACGATGATCAGCAACATGCAGAAGCTGGCCAAAGCCAACTTCCTTTTGCAGTTCAAAGATGACCCGCAGATCAACCAATTGGCCCTGCGCAAGCGGGTCTTCAGCTATGCCGGCGTCGATAAGATGGACGAGCTGCTGAACGAGCAACCGCCGCAGCCAGATCCGCAGATCGTCCTGGGTCAGGCCCAACTTGCGCTGCAAAAGCAGATCGCCTCTGAGCAGTTGGAGACGAAGCAGGTTGCCGATGCCGAGGAAGCCCGCAGAAAGCGGGAGCGGGATGCGGTCATGAACGTGCTTACCTTGTCGCAGGCTTATAACCAACTCGCCCAGGCTGAAAAGGCGGCCGGCGACAATGACCGGGAATGGCTCACACACCAGTTGGAGTTTATGCGGAGTGAAATCGATAGATGGGGAGCTGGCCAAACGTCTGCGGGAGGCGGGACATCCGATGGTGGATCGGCCGGAAATCCGCCGTCAGCTCCTGCTGCTGGCGGAAACGGACCCAATCCAATTCAACCTATGGCGCAACCACCCGGTAACGGAGCTGTTTCTCCGCTACCTGCATCATAGCCGCATTGAGGCACTGCTCAACCTCATGGCCCAATGGGAAAGCGGGGGATTGGTGCTATCAGAAGAACACGCGCTGCGCGGGCGCTTGCAGGCTCTGCACGATGCTGCAGAGACCCAATTGACGGACATCCGCGGCCATTACGAAGGGGTCTACCCACCTGGGATGCCCTGGCCTGAAGACAGGAAAAAGGACGGAGACTGATGGAACAGAGACTATTGAAGACCGGAACGGCCGAATACACGATGGTCGAATGGAACGGACGGAACGAATCGGGTTTCGAGCCGTTTTCAAACCGGGTTCTGATCCTCGTGGATCAGGTTGCAGCCCAAACCAAAGGCGGCATCATCATCGTCAATGAAATTCAGGAGAAGCAGAACGCGGCCTCTGAAAGCGGCGTCATCGTTGCCATGGGCACCGAGGCGTTTCAGCGTGATGATGATGGGCGGCCATGGGTCGGCGCAAAGCCGGAGGTCGGCAAGCACGTGTTTTTCGAGCGCTACGCCGGCCAAGTGCTGCATGGGGCAGATGCCCGCATGTATCGGCTGATGGACGCGCGATGCATCGGGGCTATGGCGATTGCTTTGCCCGATGATTTCGAGCCCCCCGAAGTGCAGTTTGTCAAAAGTGCCCCCAGGGATCTGCTGGGTGCGGTGGCCAAAAACGTTGCAGGGAGTGCGTCATGAGCGGATCGCGCCAACGGGTTGATGACGATCTGACGGAAAACGGCGAAGGCGCCGGTCAGACTGATGTCGAAGCCCGTGCCCGCCGGGCCGGATGGCGTCCTCGGGAGGAATACCGTGGCGATCCCGAGCGCTGGGTTGATGCGGATCAATTCCTTGAGGTCGCCGAACATGACCTGCCGATCGCAAAGGAGCGGAACAAGCGGCTTGACCAAAAGCTCACGCGCCAGGAGCGCATGTTGGAGCAGCAGGCTCAGGCCATCCATGAGCTGCGTGCCATGGCTTCCAAAAACGAAGAACGGGCTTATGAGCGGGCTCGGCAGGAGCTTCTGGTTGCCCAAGCTCAGGCAGTTGAGACGGCCGATACCGCGACATACCAGCGGGCCACAGCCCAGCTTGCCGAGTTGGAGAAGGAAAAGCCCAAGCCTGCCCCCACAGTGGCTCCGGGTCTGCCGCCGTCTGAAGACGTGCAGGATGTGCAGAATTGGGTCAAAAGCCAAGACTGGTGGCAGAAGGATCAGCAGCTCACGAACCTCGTCACCGGCATGCATGCTCAGGTCATGATGGCTCACCCCGAACTATCCCAGATGGATGGCCTTCGGCGGGTGCAGCGCATGTTGGCCGAGGACTACCCGGATAAGTTCGGCCAAACCCAGAAGCGTCCGCAGACGCAGCCTTCGGCTGATCAGGATGGTGACGATCGCCAGCCGAATGCGCGCCGTGATGCCCCGGCTGCGGTTGGGGGCAGTGAATTGGGCGGCGCCGCGCCCAGGGGGCGTCGGGCATCCCCCAAGACCATTGCAGACCTTCCGCGCGATGAGCAGGCCGAGGCCCGCAAGGCATACCTCAAGTTCAAGTCCATGCCTGGCCTCAAGGACTTCACCGAGGAAGAATACGTCAAAAACTATCTGGAAGGCTGAACAAAGGAGGCTTGACCAATGGCTAAGCTGACGACGAAAGCCCGCAAAGAGATCCCGGCCAAAGATTTTGCAGGCCCTGACCGGTCTTATCCCATCGAAGACCGCTCTCATGCACGCAATGCCCTTGCGCGGGCGTCGGGGAAGCCCGTTGAGGCGAAGGTCAAGGCTGCGGTCAAGCGCAAGTTCCCTGACATCAAGGTCAGCGGCAAAAAGGGGTCAAAGTAATGACCGCAGAAGTGGCCGCAACGGTCGCCCCCTTCACTGAAGCCGTGAATACCTTTGCTGCCGGGTTCACGGTGGCGAACGGGGCTTATGCTGGCATCACTGTGCCGGTGCAGCAGCGCGTTTACCAGATCGGGGATACATCCGATTACGTCCAGATCCTGGCCGCTGCGGGCAAGTTCAAAGCCTCAAATCTCTATTGGATCACGCCCATAACGCAGACCCGTGATGGCCATGCGTTCTGCGAGTTCCAAATCGTTTTGCTACCCACAACATAGGAAATAACGCGATGTCTGATACCCCTCGCAAGGGTCGGCCTCCTGGCCCCAGAGTAAACCGCTCGCATCTTCTGTCCCCGTCCGAACCGGGGGAAGGCAACCTAAGCGCCGATGAAGACTTGCAGGATGCGGCGGCCGAAGAAGAGGAAGAGGCGATTGGACAAGCTCCCGTCGCCCCTCCCGGTTTCCCCGAACAAGACGGTCTTCGGGCTGGCCAAGAGCGCATGCAGCGCATCCGGGCCGAGGAAGAAGAGCGGAAACGGATCGAAGAAGCGCGCATTGCCAATGCCGGACGCACGCTTCTGCAAGACGATGCAGGGGCTGCAAGGCGGGTAACGCGCGAGACTCGCAAGCCTTTTGGTTCGATGAGCCAAAAACTGTATTGGCCAAAGCGCGAAGGTTTCTATAGACATTGGTTCAATGACTTGCCCGGTCGGATCGAGCAAGCCTTGCAGGCCGGTTATACGCACGTGACTGATCCCAGCACGAAGCAGCCGGTTTCCAGGGTTGTCGGGAAAAATGACCGGGGCGAAGGCTTCCGCGGCTACCTCATGGAAATCCCAGAGGATTGGTGGCGTGAAGACATGGCGACAAACGACAGAGTAACGGCTGCCCGAATTGACCCCATCCGGCGCGGGAAGCCAGACGAAATGAAAGGCCAGCAGGGCTATACGCCCCAGACAGGCATTTCATGGAAAGATGGCGATACGAGCCGCTAACTAAGGCGCCCTATCCCCGAGTGAGACTGCCGGCGGGAAGCCGGATTGTTTTCCCTCTGAAACTCATTCGGGGAGTTCGGCCAAATGGCCAATCCAAATGTCGCCCGCGGGCTGATCCCTGTTCGGGGTGCCTACGGCAATTACTTCAATGGCATGGGCAATATCTATTATGTCCCTGCCACGGATGCGAACAACATCTTCGTCGGTGATCCGGTCATCGTCACAGGCGGCGCTGATGCGAACGGCATTCCAGTCGTCACGCTCGCGACTGCTGGCGCTTCCAACTACATCACCGGGGCCATGATGGGCATCGTTCCGGCCGGTGGCCCGATCCTGCCCGAACTGGCCGTTCTCCGTGATCAGCCGGTCTATCGCCCGGCCAGCGTCGGCGCCTACATCCTCGTTTCCGACGATCCGGGCCAGCTTTACGAGATCCAAGAGGATAGCGTGGGCGGTGCGCTCGCCGCGACCGCCGTCAGCGGCAACGCCAATCTGGTCGCAGGTGCCGGCAATACGATCAACGGCTATTCGGGCTGGCAGTTGCAGTCTTCAAGCCTCGCCAACACCGCGACCTTGCAGCTCCGCATCCTGCGCGGCGTCCAGCGGGTGGACAACATCATCGGCGTCAACTTCAAGTGGTATGTGAAGCTCAATCTATCGAGCATCGCAAACCCAACCGGCGTGTAAGGGAGGGTCACAGCAATGGCGACAATTACCACTGGCACCCATCCGAAAGCCCTCTGGCCTGGCGTCAAGGCATGGTGGGGACGCTCCTATGATGAGCATGTGCCCGAATACCCGGACCTCTACGAATCGGACACGTCCGACAAGGCGTATGAAGAAGAGGTCGAAATCACCGGTTTCGGTCTGGCTCCGGCGAAAGCCGAAGGTTCCGCGATCGTCTATGACAGCGAGACCCAGGGCACCGTGCAGCGCTACACGCACGTCGCCTATGCCCTCGGCTATATCGTCACCTACGAAGAGCTGCGGGACGATCTCTACGAATACGTGTCCAAGCGCCGTGCGCAGGCCCTGGCCTTCTCGATGCGGCAGACCAAGGAGAACGTGGGCGCGCTCCTTTACAACCGCGCGTTCAACAGCGCCTATCCGGCCGGCGACGGTCAGGCGGTCATCTCGGCCAACCACCCTAGCCTGAACGGTCCTCAGTCCAATTTGCTGGCGACGGCGGCCGATCTGTCGGAAGCTTCGATCGAAGATCTCGCGATCCAGATCATGCAGACGACAAACAACCGCGGCCTGAAGGTCTCCAACATCCCGCAATCGCTGCACGTCGCCCCAGCCAACTGGTTTGAGGCTCAGCGCATCGTCGGCTCGATCCTGCAGAACGACACGGCGAACAACGCCATCAACGTGATCAAGCAGCAGGGCTTGTTCCCCAAGGGCGTCAAGGTGAACCACTATTTCACCTCGCCAACCGCATGGTTCATCCGCACCAATATCCCTCGCGGAACCATGTATCTGGAACGCGAAAAAATTAGTTTCGATCAGGATTCTGACTTTGATACAAAGAACGCCAAAGCTGCTTGCTATGAGCGCTATAGCTTTGGAATCAGTGACTTCCGCGGCTTATTTGGCACACCTGGGGTATGAGTTTTCAATGACTTAGCAGATTTTCTGCGGTCAATTCTGAAAGGGGGTCACTTCGGTGGCCCCCTTTTTTGCTTTGCTTTGATCTAAAACTGTGCAAATAACTAATTGCGCTCTTTAGGATCAAAATGAATGAAATGTTCAGAATGCGATAAAAAGGCCATATCGCGAGGCTTATGTTCCACCCACTATCACCGGATGCGCCGCAATGGCACGGTGGTCAGGCAAAATGTTCCTCGTTCATCTGAATGTTCGGTGGAGGGGTGCCACAAGGAAATCCTCGCGCGGGGTTTTTGTGCCCGACATTATGCGTCGGATTACCAGCACCCGCTAAAGTCTATCTGGAAACTTCTCAGATCACGCGCGATAGGGGCATACCCACCGGAATGGGAAAAATTTGACGCTTTTTTAGCAGATGTGGGGGAAAGGCCGCACCCAAAGTCGCAATTGCGGCGACTAAACCCTCTGGAAGCCTATTCCAAAGAAAACGTCAGATGGACAGTTCCCTATAATCGACCTGGCTATATGACCAAGGAAGAGAGGTCGCGTTACAGCAAAAACCATCATCGGTTAAAAAAGTTTGGTTTGACCGAAGAAGAATTCCACCAGATGCTTCATGACCAAGGAAACAAATGCGCCATTTGTCTCAAAGATTTTGGGGGGCTGGATGAAGAAACGGGAAACATCAGAATCCCACATATCGACCATTGCCATGGGAGCAAGATCGTCAGGGAACTTCTTTGCCTAAAATGCAATGGCGGGATCGGGTTCTTTGGGGAAGATCCGGCTAGAATGTGCAGAG